AGACGATTCAGATGATTATGTTGTAGAAGGTGGTGAAGTTTGGCAAGTTAGTCATGAAAGCATGCGGTTCTAAAAACATGAAAATTATAAATAGTTGTATCGAAATATTGGTTTCGAAACTAAAGACTCAAAGGTGGGTTTTGGTATTTAATATAATAATATAGGAGAATGACAATGGGATTTCAATTAAGTCCAGGCGTCCAGACTAAAGAAATTGATCTGAGCACGTCTATCCCTGCGGTTGCCACCAGTTTAGGTGCTACAGTTGGTCGTTTCACTTGGGGTCCAGCGTTTCAAGCAACGCTTGTGGTTTCGGAGAGCGATCTGGTTAGTGTTTTTGGCAAACCCGATAATACATCATATCCAGCATTTTTATCGAGTGCTGCATTCCTTTCATACGCAAATTCACTCCAAGTGGTTCGTGTGGTTGATGCAACGGCTGCAAATGCCAATGCAAGTGGTGCAGGTGTCCTGATAAAAAATGATGAAGATTTTGAAACACAACAAGCTGCTGGAACTCTGACAGAAGGATTTTATGCTCGTTATCCAGGTACATATGGTAACGATATTACTGTTGCAATGTATGACGCAACAGGTTTTGCCGCTAATCCAGGTGCAACTGGTGTATTTGAAACTGGTCCTGTGGCTGCAAATGATGAAGTGGCAATTGCTGTAAGTTTTGCTGGATCTGTCGTTGAAACTTACATAGTTTCAACAACTGAAGGTAAAGTTGATGGTGATGGAAACAACATCTTCATCGAACACATAATTAATAATAAGTCTAAGTTGATTCTTGCTGATAACACAAATGTTACAAATGGTACAGCAACTGTCACTTTTGCTGACGGTGTCGACTCTGGTGTTGGTGAAGACGACTACAAAGCTGGTTGGGACATTCTTGCTCCTGCTGATGATGTGGACGTTAATATACTAATTGCTGGTGGAGTTACTGATGAGCCTGCTGCGGTTGCATATGCTGTACAAAAGTACATGGTTGAAACTGTTGCTGAGGTTCGTAAAGATTGTATGGCAGTTTGTTCGCCTGCTAAAGAAGACGTGGTTAACGTTGGTGGTGCATCTACTGCTGTAGCAAATGTTATTGCTTCGCGTGTTGCTGTTTCCTTCAATGTAGCATCTTCATACGGAACAATGGATGCAAGTTACAAGTATACATATGACAAGTATAATGACACATATCGTTGGATTGGTTTTTCTGGTGATGTTGGTGGTTTGATGGCATATACTGATTCTGCACGTGATGCATGGTGGTCACCTGCTGGTTTGAACAGAGGTAAGGTTAAGGGAGTTGTTAAACTTGCTTATAATCCTACTCTTGCTCATCGTGACCAGTTGTATAAACTACCTAATGGCATAAACCCAATTGTATCGTTCCCTGGACAGGGCACAGTATTATGGGGCGACAGAACATTGCTAACACAACCATCTGCGTTTGATTGGATTAATGTTCGTAGATTGTTTATTATTCTTGAAAAAGCAATTGCAATATCTGCTAAATACTTCTTGTTTGAATTTAACAATGTATATACTCGTAGAAACTTCGTGAATATGGTTAATCCATATCTTGCGGGAATCAAAGCAAAACAGGGTATGTATGACTTTTATGTTCAATGTGATGAAACAAATAATACTCCCGAAGTAATTGACGGAAATCAATTTGTCGCAAGTATGTTTATTAAACCTAGTCGTTCAATTAACTTCATAACTTTGAACTTTGTTGCAACTAAATCGGGCGTTGACTTCTCTGAAGTTATCGGCCAAGTATAAGGGAGAATAAGATATGAATATAAATGAGTTTAACAATCAAATCACAGCGACGGATTATGCACGTCAGAACCTTTTTGAGGTGACGATTAATGGCATTGAAGGGTTGAGAATGGTATGTAAGGCTGCTTCATTACCCTCTGCGCAAATTGGTTTGATTGAAGTTCCTTACCAGAACCGTAAGATTAAGGTTCCTGGTGACAGAACGTTTATCGACTGGAGTATAACAATCATCAATGATGAAGGTTATAGTCAAAGAAAAGCATTACTGGTATGGCAATCGGAATTGGCTGGTTTTACAGAGTTTGGTGGTACTGCAACATCTCCAGGTGATCATCATAAGACTCTTAATGTTATACCTTATAACCGTGACGGCACTGCCAATCTTGGAAGTTCTGTAGAGTTATGGGGATGGCCTTCAGAGATTGGTGCGATTGATTTGTCTTGGGAAAGTACTGACGCAGTACAGGAATATACCTGTAACTTCAGTATATCTTGGGACCACACTGAATCTACTGGACTCGGTGCAAGCGCAAGATAGTAATTTAACCGTTATAAATATTGGTAACAATATTAAACAGTTAAAAGGGTAATTATGGAACTTTTTGGTTACAAAGTCGAGAGGAAGATTGGGTCTTCCGTGGTGGATAAAGGAGCAGGTTCGTTCGTTCCACCAGACTTGAATGATGGTTCTACTGTAATTGACGGAGGAGGAATAAACGCCTTCTCCGTCGATTTCGACTTTTCATTCAAAAATCAAAAAGAATTAATTATCAAATACAGGTCAACAGCACAGAATCCTGAAGCGGAACTTGCTATTGATGATGTTGTTAACGAAGCAATTGTACTAGACCCGTACAAGAATGCTGTTGATATACATTTAGACAAATTAGATACTATAAACGTATCAAAGAACATTAAAAAGGTCATTGCTGATGAATTCAATGTTATCACAAAGAAACTTGAATTCAACAACTCTGGACCAGACATCTTTAGGAGATGGTACGTTGATGGAGCACTTCATTATCATATCATTTTTGATAAAGATAACCTGAAGAAAGGTATTAAAGAATTGCGTTATATTGACGCACTTGATATCAAAAAGGTTAAAGAAGTAATAAAAGATAGAAATAAAGATGGTGTCGAGATTGTTACAGGTGTCGATGAATACTGGATGTATTCAAAAGAAGGTATGCGTGGGAGACAAACTCTAAAGGTTGCTCCTGAAGCAATTGCAACTGCAGATAGTGGTTTGGTAGATACTGAAAAGGAAGTTGTTCTTTCATATCTACATAAAGCAATGAAACCTATTAACCAATTGCGTATGTTAGAGGATGCAATGGTTATTTACCGAATTACTCGTGCACCAGAAAGACGTGTATTTTATATTGACG